TGGAACGGCGGGTGGTATTGTTCCAACTTCAAATGGATTTAGAGTCGGCGTTATGGGGGATATAAATATCTTTAATGCCGTACAAACCTACATCTACATAGCCATTCGCCGTGGTACTGCTGTGCCTGAGAGTGGGACTGAGGTGTTTGCTATTGATACTGCTAATGGTAGCACATTGCCACAATACAAATCTGGTTTTGTTACTGATATGGCTTTGCGTGTAAATAATATAACTTCTAGCCATAATAACTTTGTTTATTCTAGGTTGACGCAAGGCAAATATCTTACAACAGAAAGTACCAGCGCAGAGGGTTCGTCTACAGCATTCCCTTTTGATTATATGAATGGTTATTGTAATTTAACCACAACAGATTCTAATAACTACTCTTGGATGTGGAAACGTGCGCATTCTTACATGGACTGCGTTGCTTATTCTGGGGATTCTACGTCCTCTCCCAATTCAAGAGATATAAACCATAATCTTGGGGTTGCACCTGAGATGATGTGGATTAAATGCCGTACCGCCGCAGAGAACTGGGCTGTATATCATTCTGGGACTGGCGCAACAAAGTATTTGAATTTGAATAATACTGCTGCGGCTGCAACAAGTGCGAATTGGTGGAGAAATACAGCCCCAACTGACACTGTGTTTACTATAGGCCATCAAGACGATGTAAATCTAAACGGTGGAACCCACATAGCCTACCTATTCGCAACCCTTGCTGGCATATCCAAAGTTGGTTCCTACACTGGAAACGGCTCATTCCAGACTATTGATTGCGGCTTTTCTGCGGGTAGCCGCTTTGTGCTTATAAAGCGAACTGACGCAACAGGTGATTGGTATGTTTGGGATAGTGTGCGTGGGATAACTCAAGCAGCAGACCCGTACTTAGAATTAAATACAACGGCGGCTGAAACTACAGGAAACAAGAACTATTTGTATCCGGCCAGTTCTGGCTTTGGCGTTCAAGAAATTAACGGAACAAATAACCCAAACATCAACGTATCAAGCGCCACTTATATCTTCTACGCAATCGCATAATCAACTGACACAGGAGACTTTCAATCATGTCAGAATATCGCAACAGAACAACAGGCGAAGTGAAAACACAAGGGCAATGGCGGGCAGCTAACCCCAACATGTCTTTGCCACGGGTCTGGAAAGCTGCAACGCTAGATGCACTAAACCTAGATGCCGTTCTACGCAGCCCAGCGGCTACAGTAGGTGCATACCAAACGTCTGTTCGTGATGGCGTTGAGCAGGATGCAAATGGCAACTGGGTCGAAAAGTATGTTGCCAGAGATATGTTTGCTGACACCACAGAGGATGGCGTTACAACAACCAAGGCAGCACACGAAGCTGCATATCAGGCAACACTGGACGCAGCCACTGCCGCATCTAATCGAACCAAGCGTGATGGTTTGCTTGCTGAAACAGATTACTTCGCGCTCACTGATGTCACGATGGATGCGCCGATGACAACCTACCGTCAGGCTTTGCGCGATATTACCGTTCACGCCAACTGGCCTGATTTGGCTGATGGTGACTGGCCGACGAAGCCGTAAAGGGGGAGAAGGCACATGCCGTTAATCCCACTTAATATCCCAGCGGGCCAATATCGTAACGGCACTGAATATCAGTCGCAGGGCCGCTGGCGCGATGCAAACTTGATCCGCTGGCACGAAGGCGCGCTGCGCCCCGTTGGCGGCTGGCGTCGGCGCGGAAGCGTTGACCTAGACGGCGTGACCCGCACGATGATTGCGTGGGAAGGCAATAACGGAGATCGCCGCGTGGCGTTTGGAACGTACAATAAGTTGTACGCCATGACGTCTAGCAACACTGTGAGCGAGATCACGCCCGTCGGCTTCACCGCAGGCAGGCAGGATTCCACGTCCTTCACTGGCTATGGCGGCAATGTTTACGGCACCAGCCTTTACGGCCTGCCCGCAGAAGACACCGGCTCTATTTTGCCAGCGACCACATGGAGCTTGGAAAACTGGGGCGAATACTTGCTGGCCAACACAGCCGATGACGGCAAGATTTACCAGTGGCAGCTTAACGCTGCAACGCCCGCCGCCGTGCTGTCAAACGCCCCGACAAACTGCTCTAGCATGATGGTGACAGAAGAGCGTTTTGTGTTTGCGTTTGGCGCAGGCGGCAACCCCCGCAAGGTTGCATGGTCTGACCGCGAGGACAACAACACTTGGACGCCAGCAGCGACAAACGAAGCCGGTGACATTGAGATACAAACCAACGGCACAATCCTTAAGGGATTACGCACACGCGGGCAGGCATTAATCCTTACAGATCAAGACGCGCACACGGCCACATATAGCGGGCCGCCGTTTGTGTATGGCTTTGAGCGCGTTGGTACGTCCTGCGGCCTGATTGCGTCCAACGCGGCTGCGTCGATTGACGAGGGCGTTGTGTGGATGGGCCAGCGTTCATTCTTTATTTACGCCGGTGGATCTGTGCGAGATTTGCCGTGCGAGGTTGCTGATTATGTTTTCAGCGACATGAACAATGACCAGCGCTCAAAGGTTCACGCCGTTGTGAACAGCCGCTTTAACGAAATCTGGTGGTTTTATCCAAGCGCAAGCGCAACAGAATGCGACAGCTACGTTGCATTTGATTACGCTGAAAATATTTGGACAACCGGCACAATCGACCGCACAGCTGGTGTGGATCGAGGCGTGTTTCGCCAGCCCTTCTGGATTGCCGCTGATGGCATTTTGTACGAGCAAGAAGTTGGCTTTGACTACGGTGGCCAAGCGCCGTTTGCCGAAACAGGCCCGATTGCGCTGGGCGTTGGCGAAAACGTAATGGCTGTGCGCGGCATGATCCCAGACGAAAACACGCTGGGTGACGTGAACGCCACATTTAAGACGCGTTTCTATCCAACGGATACGGAGCGAGACTACGGGCCGTATAGCATGGCCAACCCAACAAGCCTGCGATTTACTGGACGTCAGGTAAGAATGCGGGTCACGGGCAATACGTCTTCTGATTGGCGCGTCGGCATCATGCGTCTTGACGCGGTGGCTGGCGGGCGCAGATGAGCCGAATACTTCCACCAATTACGGAAAACATAAACCAGTGGGCCGAGAATATGCGGCGCTACTTGGGCCGTGCTTTGGATCAGCTGGGGTTTAAGGAAACGTATTCGTCGGCTTCTGAGAACGGCGTTTTGCTATGGGATAACGTCAACGGGTATCCCGTGGTTTCCAAGAACGGCGAGTGGCGTCAGGTTGTGCTTGAGGATGGCCATTACGATGGCACTATCAGCACGGATCAGACGGCGGCATCAACAAATACTGCATATGCGCTGACGTTTACTGAAGATTTGGCTGAAGGAATAATAAATGGCACACCAGCCTCGCGTTTGGTCGTTGACGAGGCTGGGCAATATTCCGTGACATATTCAATGCAAATGGCTTCAACATCTGCCTCAACTGTTAGAATGTGGTTTTGGGTTAGACTTAATGGCACAGATGTTCCCAAGTCTGCAATGGAAAACACGTTGCACCAAAATGGGTCAACCCTTGTCGTTACAAAGTCAGCGATACTGCAACTTTCTGCAGGAGATTACATAGAGGTCATGTGGGCGACTGACAGCACAAACGGTTATTTAGAAGCAGTGGCCGCAACTGCATTCGCGCCCGCTACGCCGTCAGCAACTATATCTATGGCGAGGCTTCATGGATAAAGAGCTTGAGAGATGCCGCGATTGGATTGAGGCCGCTTTGGAGTATTCCGGCGGCACGCATGACTTCATCGACGTTGCCGAAGGTATATACAAAGGTAGCATGCAGCTCTGGCCTACGCCGAGGGGGTGCATAGTAACCGAAATAGTGGTATATCCGAGAAAGAAAGTTTTAAACGTGTTTCTTGGTGGCGGCGAGTTGGATCAGATTTTAGAAATGCATGAAGATGTGATAGCATGGGCGAAATCGCAAGGATGCTCTGCATTGACTATGACGGGCCGGTTTGGCTGGAAGAAACCACTGAAGGCGCATGGCTGGACGCCACTGCACGCCTCATATGTGAAGGAGTTTGAATAATGTCAGGCGGCAAAGGTGGATCAACAACGTCAAGCGTTGAAATCCCAGAATACATTGAGGAAGCAGCACGTCGCAATTTGGCCAAGGCTGAAGACATTAGCCAGATTGGGTATGTGCCATATTACGGGCCTGATGTTGCCGCGTTTACGCCATTTCAAGAAGCAGGCTTCCAGCAGACTGCTGACGTTGCGTCTGCGTTTGGTATGGGGCCGCAGATGTCTCAGACAGACATTATGGGCGGCATGCCAGCGGCGACAGAGTTTACTGGTGGTGTGCGTGGATACAGCTCAGCCCCGCTGTACCAGCAAGCCGTTGACGAGCTTGCCGCGAAGCGTCCGGCGCAAGCGCAATTTATTGAGAGCTTTTTCATTGACCCCGTGACCGGCCAAGTGGGATCGCGTGTGCCGACTGATTATGATTATATATCACCTGTTGCACCTGTTGCACCTGTTGATAGCGGTGGTGGTGGCGTTGCCCCGATTGTGGCACCTGTTGCTCCTTCTGATGGATATGACTTTACGCCATCAACAGAGGTTTTGGTTGGCCCGTTGGATGGAGATGGTCAGGAGTCTCAATTTTACAACCCAGACATTGATTACGATGACGCATTCGTGGCAGAAAGCGGCCAGTTAGTAGGGGTTCTTGACCCCAACGAGGCCGCATTAGAGGCTATGGAGACAGAAGCTGGAATTGATCCTTCATTCTACACAGACACGCCAATTTACAGCGCATCAGACTTTCCGCTTGGCTCATCATTAAGCGGAACAGATTACACAACATATGCACCAGCTGGCACCGACGGCTTAACAGCAATCGGAACGCCCGTAGAAAATAACGTGGCGACAAACGAGTTTGGGTCTACCATTTCCGTCGGATACGATGTCGGCCAAGTTGACCCAGCGCTTGCAGCCGCTGCTGGGTTTTCTCTAGCGGGGCAGGGGAAGCCTTTTGCCGAATTTGATTCAGTAGATCCTAACACGCAAGCGTCTACTCTGATTACAGACCCAGCCGCGAGCATTACCGACACATCTACTGCAAGCGCGTTTACTCAGCAGATGAACGACATTGAAGAGGCTCTGATCGGCATGCTTCCACTTGATGAAAGCTATAGTGTCGGGGGAGTAAACAACCCGATTGAAACCCCGACCCTTGGCGAGATGC